CCCTGCGCCGCCTGTGATGCAGCTTCTGTGACAAGGTGCGTGTTCTTTCTGATGCCTTCCGCAAAACTCTTCATCATGTCTGGTGCGTAGGTGTGGAAGTCGCTCAACGGTCCTTCGTCTGGTTCAGAGAATCCGAGGATTTTCTTGACTCCTCTTGCAACGCCTTTCACGTTGTCCCAGACGTGTGACGCAGCTTCTGCAATGCCGTTTCCGAAACTGATCATCATATCTTTGCCCCATGTCACAGCCGCCTTTGCGCCTTCGCCGAATGTGTCCTTGATAGCAAAGAGAACTTCAAGGATGATCTGTGGCAACTGTGATGCCATAGAAACGATACCTTCAGCCAGTGCCTTAATCAACTGAACACCTGCATTGATAAGTGCAGGAAGATTGCTGATGATCGCTTTGACCAATGTGCTGATGATCTGCGGAGCATAAGAAAGCAACTGCGGTAATGCTTCAACAAGACCATTTATCAATGCGATAATAAGCTGAATACCTGCGTCAATCAGTGCAGGAAGGTTCTTCACCAGTGAATCAACAAGTCTGACGATAATATCAACCGCCAACGGAGTAAGCGTTGGTAACATCGAAATGAAGCCATCAAGCAGTGCTTGAAACAGGTCAATCGCAGTGTTCATCAAATCTGGTGCCATGCTTTCAAGAATTGGCATCGCTGCCGCAAAAATGCCGGGAATATAGTCAATCAGACGTTCGACAACAGGCAACACGTTGTTCACGGTATCTTGGAAAGAACCGACAACGTTGCCAAGCAGCAGATCAATGTCTGCATCAGCGGTTCCGATGCCCGTGACGAAGTTCTGCCACGCACTCTGCATTGAAGCTATTGAACCGGCGATTGTTGCGGATGCTTCACGGCTCGTTGTGCCGGTGATGTTCATATTGTCTTGAACAATACCGATTGCCATTACAATGTCATCAAAGGACAAGGCAAGGTTTCCGTTTGCATCACGCTGTGCCGTGAATGTTGTGTTCAGTTTTTCTGCATCTAAAATTAGGCGTTCCATCTCGGTCTTAGTCCCGCCGTAGCCCAATTTTAAATTGTCCAGAAGTGTAAACTGTCCTTTTGCGAACCCTTGATATGCGTTCTGGATGCTCTGCATATCTGTTCCAAATGTGTTCGCATTGTCAGACATATCTTGAATTGCTCTGTCAGCCAGTTTTGCGGCTTCTGCCGTATCACCGCCAAGCGAATTGATAAGCGATGCAGAGAGCGATGTGACCGTCTCCATGTATTCATTTGCCGACAGTCCTGCCGTTTTGAAGCCGTTCTGTGCGTTCTTGATTACCGTCTGATAGTCATCACCAAACAGCTTTTTCACGCCGCCTTCAAGCTGCTCAAAATCTGCAAATGAAGAAACAACGGTCTTGCCAAACTCAACCGTTGCTTTTCCAAGTTCAACAATGCCGTCCTTGATCGCAGTCAGACCGCCAACAATGACTTCCTTTGAAAGCATCGCCTTCAAGGTATCACCGAAGACGCTTGACTTCTGCGTGGTACTATCAAGGCTCCCTTCCAGATTGTTCAACTGCGTTTTCGCATCTGCAAGGGCCTGTTTCCATTTCAGCGTTTCAGTGCTGTTTTCCCCTGTTGCATCTGCTGCACGCTGAACCATGTCTTGCAGAAGCTTGATGCGCTCTTTCTGGACCTCGATCTGCTTGTTTACCTGCTCGGTAACCGCCTTGTTTTTCTTCTGGGCATCCGCTTCATCGTCAAATGCAGATGCTACGGCACGCATTTCAGAATCAAGCGTTTTGGCTTGCTGAATGATATTTTCTATTTCTTTTCGATATTGGGATTCCCCTTCTATGCCTATCCGGGGTCCTATATCCTTTGCCATCTGATCACCTCAGTTTCATAGCATCGTCAAATGACAGTCTTTTCTTTTTCTTCGGCTCTGCCCCGTTGAAGATGGCATAGCAGGAAATCATGTCGGACATTTCGCCGTAGCGTGTCGCAAGGATTTCCTGCTTTTGCATATTCAGCATTCGCCCATAGAACAAAAACCAAGACAGGTTAATCTCTATGTTTTGCTTGGGCTTGCCACCTTTTTTTTTGACGGTGCAACCTCTACCGAAGTTTCTGTGTCTGCTTTAAACGAAGAAATGGCGGCACTTTGAACCTCTTTGAAAACATCACTTGGGAGTGCTTTCACCATCTCCACCGTGAGAGGTGGGTGCGTGATTTCCTTCCCTGCGTAACGCTCTGCATCGTCAAAGCCCTTCGCCATTGCTACGATAAATGAAGCAGTGAAGTTGATCGTATCAGAGAACTTCCCCTGCAACACTTCGTTTATCTTGTTCAGATCACCGTCCGGGCAAAGGTCAGCGATTGCCGCCGATGCCCCAACAGTGAGCATGAACCCGTATTCATGTCCAAAGATATTCATATGCCGCCCCTTGATTAGGTAATGTTAAACTTTGCCTTGATCTTTGCTTCCGCAAGTGCTTCCGACTCTACCTCACCACCGACAAGTTTCCAATCATGATTCTGTGTATCGTCACGAAGCAGTGTTGCTGTGATCTCCTGCGTCTGCCACTCGATGGTTTCTGTTGCGGTCTGTGCATCGACACCAGGAGTGACAAAACGGCACTTGGTAAGGATATACGGCACATAGCTTGTCACGCCGTCTTCCATATACCGGCACACAAAACCAACACCGACATACGGAATAGTAAGGTTTTCACCGTAATGGATGAATCCTTCCGAATCTGCCGCCGGAATGCCCATGATAAGCTGCTCTGCCGCAAGTTTCAGACCGTCAACGGTGAATTTTGCAGTGCCGCTTGTGAAAATGCCCGGTGCGCTTTCTGCGCTGATATTGTCAGCATAAAAAATGTTATCGTCTTCCGCTTCAGCTTCAATAGACACCTGCACGCCACGGGCAAGCCGCTGACCTCTGGAATAGGTCACAGTGCCGCCGTTTGCGGTGTAGAGTGCTACATAAGGAAGGGAAAAGCCGGTCATAACTCTTCCTGCCGCCATTTATTAACCCTCCATAATTTGTTCGATTTTTTCATCCAGAGCCTTTGACATTTCACTGATGGCCCTGTCTGTTACGCTTTTAGTTGTCTTGGAAATAAAATGCGTGGCACTCTGACGGTCATCACTGGTGCCGCTTTCCAATGCCGCCGCTTTGATTGCATTCGGTGTTCCGTTCCTGTCATATCCTGCGAATGTAATCTTGGTGTTGACATAGCCGTTGTCATTACGGATGACCGCAAGAGTCAGAGATTTTGCAAGATCACCGTTTCTGCTGTGTTTTGCTTCAATCTCTGCTCTAATTGCATCCGCAACAACAGCGGCCCCCGGATAGACGGCATATTTCAGAATGCCAACCGCATTCTTCAATCCGATCTTCTCCAAAGATTCTGTGTATTTCTCTATCCCTTCAAACTTGAACTTAGCCATACACACTGAATCCCCATTCATAGTGAATGAACCCCGTGTCATTTTCATACTGCACAGTGTTCAAATACCACGGGATTCTCAGATCATTCAAAATGTTTTCAATTGTCGTTCTCGGCGTTTCGCTGTCATCACGGGTGAAGTAATTCAGATAGCAATCCGTTCCCCTCTCCACATGATGCTCATCGCAGACCAGATCATTGCCGCTGTCTTCCGCATAGGTCCCATAATCATTGTTCGGTGCTTTGCTCCATGCGTAATGTGCAAAGGCAAGACCTGCGTTTTTCAACGCCGCAACCAGTTCGTCAAGCATCAGCCGCCGCCTTTCCTGCGACAATGAAAAGGGCTTCTTCCTGTATGTAGGTTCTGATGACACGCCATCGTTCATCTTCATACAGGAAGACCTTTTCTCCGTTATAGTCTCCGTAATCCGTCAGACGGAAAACCAATTCTGGCTCAAGACCATTCTGAAGTGCTTTGTAGAATTCGTTTTGGGAAACGCTCATGACTTCTGCGAACACTTCATTCTGTTCTTCAACCGGCGCATTAAACACGCCGTGTGCCGCAGGATTCTCGGAAAGCAGTATAATCGTTGTCGCTCTAACCATTTCATTCACCTTCAGAAGGCAAGCCATAACCCGTGCAGGATATCAACTGTGCCTTCTGCTCATCATAAGATGCTTTTAAACGGTCATAGTCAGAAGGTGTGCCAAAATTCATCCTGCAATACGTGATCACAGCTTCAATCAGCAATTCGTCTTCTGTGGTTGCGTCAAACTCGACACCAACGATTCCAATGTCTCTGATGCACGCACCGATTAAGCGTGCAATCGATGCGTCATACGCAGGGGTTTTTATTCGCATTGCTTCCTTTACTGCGTCAAGAATCGTATCCATCCAAACCTCGCAATCTGACTTTAAACGCTGATTTCTGCCATTGCCTTCGCATGGTCTTCCGGGTAAATTGGAATGTGTGCAACGTGGCCAACCACCGCAGACGGTTCGCAGTAAATTTTATGCCCGACTTCTGTTGCTCTCATGCAGAACGCCAAATCTTCGCCAAGACCTGCCGTAGGAAGGAAGCAGGTGTGATAGGCATTCCAGACATCACGCAATATGTCAGTCTTCGTCAGCACGCACCCGAACCCGGTTCCTGCGATCTTGAACGTGTCTATTGGGTATTCTTCTACCCGTTCCACAGGCACAAGCTTTGTGAATTGGCAAGAAACGAATGGCTTGCGGCGTGCATTAAACCGGCCACAAACAAAGTCAACACCGCTGAACATCAGATCGTCAAGAATGTCTTCTTTGAATACCATATCCGAATCAAGCCACAGCACGTGCGAAAAGCCATTGTCAATGGCGTATTTTGCAAGCTTGTCACGTGCGGCGTAAACAAGCGTGCCAGTTATGTATTTGACTTCAAATACAATGCCGTCACTGTTAAGGCGCATTATCAGATCGGTAATGCTCTTAACGAATTCAAAATGCAGAAAGTCAAGCGTTGGCACGGCAATCAGCAGTTTCATTTTTTCGGTTTCCTTGTCTGTCTTTTCTTTTCTGGGACTTCTGCGGCGGTTGTATCTTCAACAGCCGTTTCAGTCTTCTTAACCTCATCGAGCGGTTCAGCCGAACCGACAGACACAAGGAATAAATATTCCTGTGGGGAAACCTCTACGATTTCCCCTTTGGAATGTTTAATCCGTGCGTCCCTAAGCAGACGTACTTTCATATTAGGATGCCGGTTTCGTCAGTTTGCAAAGTCTGCCGGGTGCGGTAATCTTGTGGGCCGCATACTGACGGCCAACGATCTTGACCATATCTTTCTCAGCAAGGGACATATCGTCATACTTAATGACAACGCCTTCGCCTTCAGGATAGTTCACCTGAATTGCAGACAGGTCACCGACAATAGCGTACACGCCATTTTCAGACAGGGTGGAATATGCGCCAAGTGCGGAAGTGTAAACTCTCGGCAGGCCGTCAAACGGGTCAACAGCAAAGTTGCCAGATGCGTAAGCGGCACGGAATTCAACTTCGGTCAAGCGGTTCATAACAACGCACAGATTGGTTGCTTCGTCAGACAGGTTCGCAGCAGCAGTAGCAATAACGTTCACGCTCGGTGCAGCCTTAACAACGGGAACACCAATTGCGGAAGAAGAATTGCTTGCGCTTGCGGAAACTACGTCACCGACACACAGTTCAACAAGTTTCTTGATGACACGATAGGTCAGTTCATCGTAGATGTAACGCAGGAAGGTTTCACCGCCCATGGTGATAGCTTCATCGGAAATGGTGATCCATTTCTTGATATTTGCCGGGATCATCTCAACGATGCCAAGCGTAAGGGCTTCTTCAGTGGGTGCGGTTGTGCCTTCGGTGTGGACATAAGCACCATCTGCGGACAGTTCAAACGCAACTTTCAAGTTGCCCCGGAAATAGGTCTTGCGCAGTCTGTTTGTGAATTCGTTGCGCTCCCAAGCGGTGCGAACAATGTCATCAACCAGAACAGGCACAGGCACATAGCCCGTTGCACCAACGTTGGTTGTCAGCAATGCACGGCACTCTTTGTCATCCCCGGATTTGATGTACTCAGCAAAAGCATCGATGTACTCTTTGCTTGCTCTGATCTCTTCAAGAGTCATTGTCTTTTTCTCCTCTTTCTCAAATTTCTTTTCTACAACGCCCTCACCCATAGCGACAGCGTTGCGGATTTCAACCTTCTTGGCTTCTTCAGCCGTACGGCGTTCAAACTCTTCCTTGATGCTTCTTGCTTCAGCTTCAAGCGCATCCAGATCAGCATCTGGCGCATCAAGTTCAGCAGCAATTGCCGCCTTGCGCTCTTCAAGCTGTTCAATGGTCATTTCTTTCAGTTCCATTTTCACATCTCCATTAAAATTCTGATCTTCTGCTTTCTGCGTTCAACCTCTCTGTCTGCGGCCCTTGCACTATCCAGTGATGCTTTCGCATTATCCAATGCGTCAGCCAGACCCCTTGCAGAAATGCTTGTCTGCTGATAAGCAGGAAACGTGACGGCAGAAACTTCGAACACCTTGCCGATCTTTCTGACCGTTCTTGTTGGGTGTTCGCTTTCCTTATCTGCCCAATTATCTTCATCCACCGTGAACATGAAGGACATCCCGGAAATGTCCCCACGCTGTACGGCAGAATAAAGGCTTCGTGCATCGGCATTGTTTTCCGTGTCCAGATCAACACGGATTTCCATGCCTTCAGCATCAATGCTCATCTGCATCGTGCTGTTTGCGTTGTTGTTGCGGCTTCTGGCAAGTGGAATCATGTCAGTGTTATGATTCACCAAGAAACGCACATCTTTCAGATCTGTGCCGTTCAATGCTTCTGACCCAATGATTTCATCGTACCAACCAAGGTTCGTGCGCTGATTGAAAACGATAGGTCTGCCAGAAAGGAAGTGTCCATGCTCTTCGCTCTGATCGGCACGGACCTCAAAATCAAACATTCTGATTTCCATCATTTTCTTCATTTCCGTCATTTTCTTCATTCCCTTCATTGACGTTGTAATACTCACCACGCACCGGCAATTGCGAACCGTACGGGTCTGGGAGAGGTGGCAGGTTCCAAATCTCTCGGATTTCGTTGCGTGTCATCAATCCACGGTCTGCCATCTGTGCGGAAACCTTCAGCTTGTCGGCATTGCTCATATACTGCAAGCGGTTTGCCGTTGCCATCACAAGATTGCCTTCTGACTGCTCACGCAGCGTGAACAGCATCTTGGTCATGACTTCGCTGAACTGGACCGCCCAAGGCTCGACTGCACCTTCGTAAAACGCTGACCAAACTTCAGCGTCAAAGCAGTTCGTCAGAATCTTTTCGTTGACACCGAAGTATTGATACACATTGTCTTTGATGATTCGCATCTGATCGGCATCCACAACCCACGGCTTGACATCGATCTGCTTGATGTCCTTGTATGTGTTGGGGAACAACAGTAAACCGCCGCCTTTTGCGTCTTTGCTGAAGTTCTCTTCTGTGAAGCGTTGCCGCTCTTTTGCAAGGTCTTCGGCCTTCGTGAAGTTTGTGATGGTTCCATAAAATCGATATGTTGCCGCTGACTTCACACCCTCTTCAATGCCTTGGTTCGTCATGTGAATCAAGTCGATTGTCGGAAACAGTGCATGGTTCGATTCACCGAAGAAATCATCCTTGAACTGCATCCTTGGCATGATGGCACAATATTCCAGTTCTACAGCGGCCCTTGTGCCGTTGCTGAACTCATACCGAATATACGGAACATCGTTATACTGCACGATCTCACACCGCTGTGAAAGCGGCGTATAAATGCCGCTCGGCTCTCCGTTCTTGTCGAAGATCGGCGTGATGATCAGATTGTTGGTTGTGTAGTATATCGTTGCGGCCCGTGACAGAAACTGCGCCCAAGTCTGGAACTCATTGGGTGCGTGTTTCATTTTGCTTTGAAGCTTCGGACGTGCTGCCCCTCGCATTTCAACATTCAGCTTGCTGATATGCGTTGCCAGTGCGTTAATCGATGCCCGGATTAATTCCTGCTCATACAGTTCGCCGCTCCAAGACGTGAACTTCGGCGTATATCCGTTTAATGCCAAGAAGCCGCCTTTATACTTCCCTTTTTCACTTGGCCTGTTTCCAAATATCCGATCAAAAAGGCCCATCAGCATCACCTCAATTTTGTAGCTGTTCGCCGATCTCGGCGTACCATTTCTGACGCACAGTCATTGCGTCAAGCAATGCCGCCGTACCGTCTATATGCATTGACGGATTGATTTTCACCAATCTGCCACGTCCTCTTTCCGTTGACATCTTGATTGCGCTGTTCAGCAGGTGAGATTTCAGCAGATCGTTGTCACCAATATGAAGCTTGCCGTCTTCCAACAATCCCTGCGTTTCCTGTATGACCGGGTAGAGATTTTCCCCTTGGTACACATCATCCATGTGGAAACCATACTGTGTCATGTCCTGCACAAGATACTGCGCAGAATATCGGTCATACCCAACCTGCAACGGGAAGATTTGGTACTGCTCCACAAGCTGAACAAACCAGTTATAGCAGTCATGATAATCAACGAAATTATCCCCAGACGGCTGAAGAATGCCACGTTCAATGAAAATGTTGTATGGCACCCCGTCACGCTGTATTGCTTCGTCAATCCTCTCCGCAGGAAGGAAGAACTTTGCAAAAACATACAGCTCTCCGTCTTTTTCGATCACAGCGGTGCAAGCGGTCAAGTCTCTTGTCTGTGACAGGTCTATGCCGCCGACACAATAGCTGTTTTGAAAATCTTCCAGTCTTAATGCCGCACCACTTGCCTTTTCTACCGTCTGCGCTTCCAACCATGCCAAACTGCTGTTCTGCTTCACACAGCAGTATTTCGTCATGAATTCGGCCTTCTTGGAAAGGCTCCCTTCAGCAATGGCGATTTCTTCAAGCATGAAGTCAACAGGGATGGAAACGCCAAGATTCGGATTGCTTTTCCGAAGTTCGTTGATATCGTTCCACTTCTCAACGTCATCAATCATGTATAAAAAAGGCAACAGCTTTTTCTCTTTGCTGTCACCCATCAGAAAGCGTGTGGAACGCTTTACCAGTTCATCATAGATTGAATCGTTGATATATCCAGAGGTTGTGCAGGACAGGAGCAAGCCGTCTGGCCTTGCTCCCATGCCGCTTTTCATGACTTCGTATTGCTTTAGGCCCTTATCGCCTTCCCATGCGGCTATTTCATCGCAGATGCACAGCGAAGGGTTGAAACCATCCGACTTCTTTGCGCTGAAGGCAATCTTCTTCACCGTGCTGTTCGTTCCGGGAATCGCAAGGTCTGACTGCCGATGCCGTGCAAGCATGGAGTCATCATTGACCTTCTCGTTGTGCGAATTCCGTTCCGAAGCTATTTCTTTCTCAGCTTGCCACTCCGGGTCAAGCGTGATCATTTGCCAGATGTTGTTGTAAACAATGTCGGCCTGTTCCAGTTTGGGTGCGATGCAGAAAACCTTCGCACCATAGCCACCATCGACTCTGAAAACGTAGTCCCCCGTTGCCGAAGCAATCAGAGATTTGCCGTTCTTTCTGGCAACAACTAAAAGCACCTCACGGAACTGCCTATTCCCGTTTTTATCCACCAAACCATACACAGCAGAGTAAAAAGCCTTCTGCCACAGTTCCAGTTTCAGCGGACCCGGCGCAAGCGGCCCTTCTGTGTGGAAGCAGTGTGATTCAATCCAATCAATCGCACTGTTGGCCTTCTTCTGGTCAAAAAAGAAGTCCTTTCCCTCAAGGCCCTTGATGATGTATTCATAAACAAGGGCAATCCACTTGCTGACGGTAATAGACCCGTCCTTGATGTGCTGATAGTATGCGTATATGTAATTATCTTCGGTCTTCTTGGCTCTTCTCATCGTAAAGCAGCCTCGTAGAGAGAGAAATCTGTAAAAAACGAC